AGAAGGGAAGGACACAGCGCATAATTGATATGCTATTAGACGACGCGAAGAGATACGGGCGCGAGCGGTATTGATTCCCACCCCTATTATTTGTAGCGAAGCGCCAGCAACCACAGCCCGCTTGAATACAAATTTGTAGCCTAACGCCCCCCGAAACATAACTTCGCTTCACTACAAATTTAATTTAGCCCCCATAGAAAGGTTCATAAGGGTAAGGCGACTCGTTCATATCGCAGGTAAGCGGTTATCTGTGGGGCGTAATACCCCGAATGTATAGCGGGTGCGCCCTACGGGGTTCGGGAGATTAAGACACAATGAAGATGACGGGCGAGGGTTCACACCTTAGCCGACCTGCTACGCGGGTTCGTGTAAAGTTAAGCGCGATGGAGATACCTACTCAGCCCGTGTCGGAATGAATCACGAAAAAACAGACCACGGTTAGGCTCATGTTCCGGTGCATTCAAACTATTTTATTTAGCGTTTAAAAATTTGTAGTGAAGCAACCGTCTGTTGTGTGCGTGCGAAAGCGCCACCCGTGACGGCTACAAATTTGTAGTCACCCCCCACCGCCCCCTACCGATAGATTCATAAGGGTAAGGCGACTCGGTTAAACATGGAGTGCAACCACGAATACGAAACATACGAGAGAACGCGCGCAAGCCCATACGGGCAACCTGTGACCAATGGGTGCGAAGAGTGCCGCCTATGCGGCCATGTCTTGAAAGAGTGGACAACGGGCGGCGAATACTGAACGAGCGGAAGGATAGACCCTTATAGTCTTTTCTTTCTCTTTACCGAATGTGACTACAAATTTGTAGTTTATAGTCTTTTACTTTCTTACCCCGCGTGGTGTTTACCGAGTTTGACTACAAATTTGTAGTCAAGCAACCCACCGCTCGTCGCGCCCGCGAAAAACACCGCGTTTCACTACAAATAAAACCTTATAAGGGGATACCCCCACGGATAGACATGGAAGAAGAATACAACGAGTTTATGACTAACTACCATGCAACCATGACGATTGAAGAGTTTGCCGAGCAGGTGCGTGAGGGAAATATAATTCTTCGCCCGTTCTTACATTTTCATGTTAAGTTCGGCTGAACGGGTAGTTTTCCCCTTATAATCTTTTCTTTTTACGCTTCACAAAAATTTGTAGTGAAGGGCAAACCTTAAGCGCGTGTTCGCGCCCGCACCGAACGAGGCTACAAATTTGTAGCCAACCTCAACAGCCCCTACCGATAGGTTCATAAGGGTGAGTCCACTCGGTTAAACATGGAAAAGTGCAAATACCCACACTACTTGAGTTTCTTCCCCGAAGAAGAATGCGCGGGCATTGATGCCGGCGGCGCGTGCGCCTGCAAAGGGTTTAGGGACAATTAAGCGGGTAGTTTCCCCCTTATAGTCTTTTACTTTTAAGCCCCTCAAAAATTTGTAGTGAAGCGAACGCCTGTTGCGCGGGGGGCGCGCGCCGGTAAGACTATATACGCGACAAATTTGTAGTCAAGCGACCGTAAGGGAAACGCTCGCCGCTTAAGGGGGCGGGGCGATACGCTACATATTTGTAGTCAAGGGGGCATACATAAAAATACGCGCGTTGTTAAACGGGGGCGCGTCATGCGACAAATTTGTAGTTAAACTACCCTGCGTTAAATTCCCACGCGCCGCCGCTACCGCGATAGACTACAAATTTGTATCTCCCCCCCGTCGTGCGCCCACGCGCCGCGTGCTTTCCTTGACTACAAATTTATTTCCTTGACTACAAATTTAATTTAGCCCTCATAGAAATCCTTATAAGGGTAAGTCCTCTCGGTTCAAATAAGGAGAGAGAAAAAATGAATGAAGAAATTATAAAATGTGGATGCGATGCTTTTCAGAATGGGTTAGCCTGCCCCGCCGATGGTGAAGGCCACTATCGAAGATGCTGGCGTTGTGAGAATAGGGCTGTTAAAAGAGGCTTGCCGTTCCGTTTAGTCGGTTGCTCGCGTTGCTCAACCCTTTGAAAAGTGAATAATTTGTAGTTAAGCGCTTTTTTGGAAGTTTGAATAATTTGTAGTGACCTGCTTTTTTGGGCTTTGAATAAATTTGTAGTGCTTGTTTTTTTGGGACTTTGGAAAATTTGTAGTTAAGCGCTTTTTTGGGCAAAACGAAAATTTGTAGTGTGTTAAAATTTGTAGTGAAAGTGAAGAAAAGTTTAGGGTGCCCTAAACTACAAATTTGTATCGAGGAAAGTTTAGGGCGACCTAAACTTGACTACAAATTTCACCCATTACCGGAAAGCGGAAATTTGATGAAAACGCACTACTGCGAGCCTGCTACAAATTTGTCGTTAAAAAAGTGCGAATTTGGGCTAAAAACGCACTTGTCCGCCCTCGCTAAACACGCCAAATTTGCACAAAAGCCGGGAGAAACTATACAAATTTGTATCCATTACCGGAATTCGGACAGGCTCGCAGTAGCACGATTACGATATGGCGAAAAAACGAAACAGGCTCGCAGTATAGCGATTATCAAAAAACCGATTCGCTTAAGTGTGTAGCCTTACAGGATTGGTCGGAGAACGGATTTATTATGACTGAAGTTGTAAAACTAACCATGTGCCTAATGATGAACGCCCTTCTTGGTGCTGAATGCACCGAGAAGGTTAGAGGGGATTTCAAAGCCCTTCGATTGGAAGGATTTCAAAACCTTCCATCAATGAACCATAATGTGTTTCGTGTGCCGAGCCATGCACCGAGATTGATGAATGAAGGAGTCACCCACTTGACCCAATTGAATGATTGGGTTAGACCTTCACTTTCAGCCCTTGAAATTAAATCAATTTCATGGCAACAAGGATTGAGAGTCCTTTGCTCTCATTGTGCTTCAAACGGTGTTGAATCGTGGCAGCCACGAAACGCAGCATGTCGAGTGTGCCGCTCATGGTATTCCGAGTTCAATGCGAGCCTTCGTGACCATGTAGCAACGGCGTATGAGCCACAATTGGAAATGTTCGGCATTCGCTTAGTCGAAAAAATTCGTGGTGCGAGAGGCCGAGATGCAAGAATGTGCTTCCTACGGCCAACACTACGCCGAGGCACCTTGAGAAATGGAGATAACGCGGATTGCTGGAAATACTCAGGATTAACAGCATGGAAAGTGGCTTACGCTCTTGAGTCATTTGGATTGATTGAAGAGGCAGCAAAGTATTGGGATATGCCACAGAAGACGCAAATTCATCGGGTGTTGAAGTTCTTTGACTTCTTCCATGATGACGCACCGCATATCATGGTCGAGGGTTGCATTGATGCAAGCCTCACCGAGATATATGGAATAGCCGACAACAAGTGCCGCGACGAGCCACGCCGCACCCTTGCTTGAACACATAAAATCGGGGGGGTGCTTCGGCATCCCCTCGACCCCCCCTTATTCTCAATCGAGAATGAGGGGGTTTTTCTCGTTTACACCCTCTCGGTGTAAAAACTGCACCGACTTAGAAAAGTATGGCTCTAAGCGTCGTTTAAGCGCGTCGCCGGTATAGAGTGCCACCATGTGGCATGAAACCTATTTGCACCCCACACGCAGCGCTTAGAGCGCAAGGAAACGGCATCAGCGGTGTCTTTTACTATCCAAAAATCCGATGCACGATATATCATGAGTGGGTAGCGTGATACTCAATTTTTTTTATTTTTTTCAAAAATTAGTTTATAAATCTGCGCCGTCTGTATGAAGATACATTACTTGAGTTTTTTATTTTGGCTATATACCCGTCGGCAAGCAAAGGTCTTAGTATTTGACCGAGAACATAAACCGAAATCTGTTTCCAATGGCGCGGGATTGTTTTTGTCGCTTCCCACGCTAATTCTTCTGTTGTCCGCCATTGTTTCATGAAGTCACTATTGATTGTTTGTATGATGGCTCTTTGGTAGGTCGCTCTCTTGGTAAGGGGGCCATGATTTCTGATTTTTCGGTCTTGTATATTAAATTCCTTACCTGTTACTTTACTGCGTGCCGTTCTCTTGTTTCTTGATTTCGTTCCTGCCATTATCTTCCCTTCCTTAATACTTTGCCGCCAAAACTACTGTGGCTTCTGTTTATCTGCTTTACGCCGCCTGTCCATTCGCCCTTTCTCATAGTTTTCATAATAGAGGGGACTACGGGGGACATATATGTGAATTGGTCTAATGCGTGAGCCATTGCCATAGCACAATCGTTGTGCCTTCCCAAATCAACAACCATACCGTCTTTCCAAGCGTGGGTGTTTAATTCTTCAAGTAGTATATTGACTTGCGTTCTTGTTTTATCATCGCCATAAGGGAAGATGACTTTTTCTCTTTCAAACCAAACTCGCATACGATTCATTAGACCCTGTTTTAAAACTCTATTACTTACCTTACTTTCTCGGTAGTCAATCATAGCGCCCTTTTGTGATAAAAGACTCTCATACATCTGTTGGAAGCCTACGGACTCGACTGCGAAAGCCGGTGTTCCATATTTCTTATTCCATTCTATCATCATGTCTGCTTGCTTATCCGGTGGGAAGTCGTTTCTTCTCCATATATTAACAAGGTGGATAAAACCTTCAGCATCTTGCTTAAGCACTACCATAACAGAATAGTCTTGCCCTAAACCGTGTGCGGGGTCAAAACCAATCGCATATTTACAATCGTCTGTTTTTTCTTGGCTGAGAATCACATCAAGGTCTAATAACTTGTGAGTTAAAGAACGAGGATATACCGATGCTTCGTCATCCATTACCTTACACATATATTCTTGGATAAAGGATAATTCCCCCATAGCCTTCCTTTGCTCTAATAGAAATTCTATTGGTCTAAATTCAGGCCATAATTCTTTAGGTATGACCTTTTCGGGGTCACTCTTATACTCATCCCAATTAGTGACCGCAGACCATGTGCCGCTAACCCAAGTGTCGTTTTCTAACATTTCAGTATGGTATAGGTCAGTCATAGACAAAGGCGTTCCTACACAGTAAATTGAAGTTCCGGGGGAAAGCATGGGTGTAACCTTCTTCCTAAACCATTGTCTGATATTATTATAATTTTGGTCGCCGCTATCATCTAATACATCGTCAAAAGCAATACAAGCGGGGTGTTCTCCACGAATTGCTGAACCAACAGAAGTAGCACGAATCCATGCCCCATTATTGAAATGTAATTCAAGTTTATTTCCCCTGCGCGTATCTAAGTATTTACTTAATTGGGGGTGTCTTTTCATATCTTCTCTTATTTCTTCAAGTCTGCGAACCGCCAAATCTTTACTTGCGGAAAACAACCAACAAGTGAAGGGTCTATTACGCCATTTCTCAAAAAGGGCGCTGTGAAGTAATTTAACTCTTAAAGTAGTGGACTTACTGTGGTCGCGGGGTGCGATAATACAGACACGGTGAACTTGAACCTCTCCCCGTTCTCCATACATATCCATCCATTCACCAATATGGCCGCCCCAAGTATAACCTAACCACTTATAGAAATACTCAACATCATTACGGGAACGAGCCATAGCGAAATCTGTATTGAATTTCATTACATTGGCCTCAATTTATTTCTGTTACAATATGGGCAAATACCACTTTCTGCTTTACTTAACATAATACGAGGCGCTCTCCAACCGCAACCATCACATTCTGCTGAAACCCACTTAATCATGCCTAACCACCGGACAGAATAGATAGCCGATGATACCTTGTTCCTTATCCACTATGTGGGCGGACATACCTGCTCTATTCATTGTGTATCCTTTACTATAATGGTATCTATCATGTCCAGCAAGGCTTGGTAATTGCATAATTAATGCACCATTCTTTTCTGTTGTTTGCATATAGTGTAAATGTCCGTGAAACCAAGTATGGTGTTCTAACTCGCCCCATGACTTTCTTTCTTCGTTAGACATAAGAGCGGGTAGGTCATTTCCTTTAACACCATCCCCATGTGTAAATCCGAGAAGGTTATTTCCATATTTGATATATTGTCTAAGTTTGGGGTCACATATAACCTCAACATCTTCACAATCTTCGTAAGTGGCTTCAAGATAAAGCATAAGGGCTAATGCCGTGTGTCTATCGTGATTACCACGCATGAATACTACTTGGACAGGAGATACAGACCTAAGAACATCAATATGCTCTCTTGCTAATTTGCATCCTTCCATCAGAATTTGGGCTGGACTTCCTGCCGTGTCTTGAGGCGTTCCTCTTGTAGTAGTGCCGTGTTCATTGTCTATATGGAACCAATCAGAACCCGTGGCAATAATTATTTTCTCCGGCCTACCAGCAAATCTGCTAATAAGATTAGAAGTAGCGGTTAGAAGTCTATCTCTTGCTATTTCCAAAGAGTATTCCTCACCTACTTCATCCTTCCAACCATGCTTACCATAATGTAAATCTGTTGGGGACATAACTACCGAAAAGGGGGATTCAGCCGCGCTGATTTTATATGGTTTGACTTTACCGGCCTTTTGACCTATCAATTCCTTAAATTCTCCTGCCCATGTTTCATGTAATAGTTTATAATTATCCGCATCCTTCTCGATGCTTGCCCAATACTTCTTATTGGCCTTCTCCATCACTCTATTTCTCTTAGCACTAATAGTTTCATCCACTAATTCTTCAACGCTCTTATCTTTTATATCTTCATCAGTATAAATATCCATACCGTGAGTCCAACCACACATTTTTATGTAGTTAGAAATAAAAGAAGATGGGAATTGAAATTTACGACTCATTTGCTCAACGGTCGAATTTCCCCCATCCTCAGAATACGCTTTCTTCATTTGCCTGTGTATATCACCACTAATACAAATTAACTGCTTACTGTCTATTGCTACACTCAAGTAGTTATCGCCATGTTCATCATAATACAGCGTCTTAAGCCTATTCTTGAAACTAATACCCTCATAATCTTCTTTCTTGAATATATCATCGAAGGTGATGTTGTTCTTCTTTGCATATCGGTATATTTTAGCACGCCAACCGGCCTGTGTGCATCTTGGCTCTTTCTTGTATAGGTATTTAGCAAATTCGCTTTTACTCGCAAACGAACGCTCTTTAGCAACCTTTTCGATTAGGTCGAAACCCCCAACATAATGAACTCTCTTCTCATTCCCCATGAACAAGTGTTCACCATTGAGTCTTATAATCATTACGGGTATTTAATTTGTTTTGTAAGTTTTGTAGGCAACAAAATAAATAACCAAGCCGCAGTAAGGCACTTTTGTTAATTCTTCAATTATTTCAATAGTAGTTTTAGTAGTTTACCCCTTTACTACTCTAAAACATCTATGAAATAATTAAAAAAAAAGAAAAAAAGGGCGTAGTAACACATTTAATTCTTTCAGAAAGGTCAAAAAACAACAAAAAGAATGAAACCCAATGATTATAAGATACTTTCCTTGTGTCTTATCTATGGCGGAGAGAAGTTTTTGGGATAGGCTGTTAGGCAAAGACGAAGATGTGATTGCACAAATGAAACACACCCCCACTAATAAGAGTTTTAAGGCGGTAGCGGGCATTCCCGATATTGTTCGTGATACTGAGAAACTAAACAAGGACAGTAACTACGATAATGAGTTTGATATGTATGACCTTATGTTAAAATTAGACCCCGAATTAAACGG